CGGAAGTTGAAGGAATGAGTCATAAGAGAACTCATCCTGTATAGGGCCTCTCGAGGATCCCTACACTTATCCTGAACAACCTTATTCAGGAAAGATGGGTCGCTTATAAAGGACCCATCACCCCCCATTTCAAGAGGGGTGAAAGGACACAAAGTGTCCGTATCCTGAGGCACAATAATGTGCTGAATCAGGGATGCGATCTCGAATAATGGGACCGCTGGTTTATTCACAGAATAACACCATTTAGTCTCCTTACCTAAGAGACTAAACCTCCCGATGTTAGTCATCGAGTAGGAGTCCGTTTCGGACTTCTGGCTAAGTAATAGCCGGATTCTTGGGTAATCTAAATACCCAAGTTCCGTTCCCCGACGCATGGAAACATGCGTGGCGAACGACGGACCCTGTGGAACCAGGGATCCTTCCTCACAGTAAAACATGAGGCGCCGTGATATATAAGTATCCGGCTGACTGATTTTGAAACCAGTCTGTTCCAGCACCTCTAAGTGGTGGTGGAGTTTCTTTCGCGAACGCGAAAGTACAACCTCGTCGTCACCGACGAGGGAGTAGACCTGTAAATCACACAGGCGCATACTATAGTCATGGACTATAGTCAGGATGACCTTAGTCATCATGTCACCCATGAACCAACCACGGGTGGTCACGGTGAGGGAATAAGTCCCACCGCGACGAGGAACGAAAACGAACCTCTTCCCGCAATACAATGTCATTGCGAGAGTAGCCAGGCCTAAAGGAAAGCCTGGCTTACAGCTAGCCAGCTGTATTAGTGAGCTCCAAACTTGTCGAGCCACAAACCGATTGCCAAAATCGGTACACTCAGATAAATCTGAGGAGAGGGCCCAAATAGGGTCCTCACCCGCCGTTTTCGGCAGGTGTTCCCACATGGTAGACTGTGGGTTTAATGTGTCGGTTAAAAACCGCCACAAGTGTCGGTCGCGGGTTAAACCTGACACGACGCCCCGCGACCTAAGGGTCGCGGCAAAGATGTGTGCAAACACACCCATTATCACCTGATAGGCATAAGGTGCCACGGTGATAGTCCGGGCTTTGCCCGGTTCCGCCACACAATGTAGGCGGACACACCTCACAGCAGTGGGGTTGTGGATCGCATATTGGGTAGCCCAATATACGACATCCCGGGAGTTTGTTAACCTCCTGGGCCGCTCAAGCTTGATAGGCTTGAGATCCTTGGGTTCATAAATGACCCGAAGAGGGCGGTTCTTTAAAGGCCGCCCAGGCGCACAAAGGCGCCGTAGGTAGGCGGATTTACCGCCAACCTGCCTCGTGCTCTCAAGGCACGAGGTCGTACCCACGCTAATTCTAGCATGGGATGC